CACATTGCTGTCGTTCAATGAAACAATTTGTTCATTGGTGTCAAGATTTACCAGTGCGTATGTTACCGGTTCTCGTGGTTTTTTGGTATTGGCGAATGATAATGAACAAGCAAACACCAACAAAAGTAGTGCCCAGCGCACTCTAAATCAGCCCCTACTTAGGCTGCTCCTGGCTAGGCACCCACTGACCCTCAACCATTTGTTCAAGTTGACCCTGCTTGTTTACGCGAACTTCACCTTCGTCGTTGCGTTCTGTGTCTCTGCCAAAAATGGCATCCCAACGTGTAGACCATTCATCGTGACTGATGCTAAATGGTCTGGGTTTACTTCCTTTTCCACCATCACTCATGGCTTATCTCCTTTAATGTATTTAGATTTATTTACCAAAGAAAGGTTCTGGTTTACGAGGTAACATTTTTGTAAGTGGCTCGATTTCATCCCAGTTTAAAATCCAATCTTCGCTCTTCCACGAATTTTTGACCGGCGCTAATTCCTGAACTTTTTCGGTAACGGCAGGAGTAATCATGTTTATGGGAATTTCTGCGTCCCATAATACTGCACGCCAGTCCTCTAGAATTGAATTATATCTGATAACCACAGTTTTATCATCAATTATGTCTCGTACTTGTCGATAAAAACTCACCTGATAGGCATAATGCCCAATAAAATCCTCTTTGCTGATGTGTATTTTTTGCACACTGGGTATTTCATTGGGGTCTGTATTTTTAAAAATATGATACAAATTGGTGTGTTCGACAATGCAGTAGCTTAATGCTGCATCAACCATGTCCCTGATGCTTAGTATGCATCTGGCATTTTTTTTAAATTGAACATACTTGGTGGGGTCGTGAGTATGAAAAAATTGCCAATGAGCATGGGGATCAAACTCAGAGCCTGGGCCCAAGTATTTTGTATCTACACCAAAAGTTTCCCGATAAAAAATTGAGTAAACATCCGCGATGTATCTACTGCCGGTTCGACCCGGACTTATAATTATCCAGTTACTAGAAAATTGCATACGATTATTTATAATTGGCGGGATGTGAGGGATTCGAACCCCCGATAAGTTTCCCTATAACGGTTTAGTAGACCGCCGCATTCGGCCGCTCTGCCAACATCCCTAAATTTTGGTGCGAGTGGCCGGACTCGAACCGGCACGCCTAACGGCGGGAGATTTTAAGTCTCCTACGGCTACCACTTACGTCACACTCGCATATGGTGGGAGCGGTCGGATTCGAACCGACATTTGCGCGATTATGAGTCGCGGGTCATTAACCAATTAGACGACACTCCCAAAATTCCTTAGCGAGAAAATTTTCTACTGAAAACTTGTCTTGCTTGATATCCATTATGTCAGTTTTTGTTAAAACTTTCAATTGTTTTGGTAAAACTGACCATTTAGCATAATCTCTTTCTGTCTCGTATCCTTTTATCTCAACATAAAAATTATAAGCGGGTATAAAGAAATCAGGAAAATATGTTCTTTCTCCTTCCCATACATACTTAAATCCTTGTCTATTTCTCAAAACATCAATGTTTTGAAACTTACACCATTTATAGAATTCTACTTCCCATGAACCATGAAATTTTATGCCATCATACTCAATTTGTTTTACTCTTCCACGGTTTCCTGAATTGTAAGAGTCAGGGTGCTGGTCTACAGCAGATTTCATAGCATCTTGGTGCCGTTTCTTAAACTCAATATCTTGCCAGATTTTTTTATTCCACTCAGATGTTTTTTCTGCTAAGATTTGTCTTGTGCTTTCTTTTACATCTGGCTTGGGGAGGCCTAATTTTTTCGCCTTTGTAAACTGATTGCTCCCGCGCTTACCCAACATGCCGTAAGATGGAATCTTATTCCTTTTATCAGGGTTAGATTTACAATATAGTTCATGTTGAGATTTGCTGTTTAAATTTTTTCTCTCTGAACCGCAGTAGTTGCACTTGATCATGTTAATATTTAGTATATCATGTTGTATTTACTTGTCAACACCGCGCTCCTCCAATTTCTTACGCAACATGGTGTGCAGGCCCGGATTGATACGCAGGGCATGAGGCATCAGGCTATGACGAATATAGTTACGAGTATAACGCTGGTCGTCATTGCTGGCATCATGCACGAAGGGCACACGCTTGCGGCTGGCCCAGCTTTCTAGTTCATACTTCCGGGTGAGCAACAGGGGACGGAACACCTGATTCCGACTGTGGGGCATGAGGCTACTAGTGCCATGCAGGCTACTCCAGATCCAGGTTTCTGCTACATCATCTAGGTTATGTGCTGTGGCCACCGGGCCCAGTGTGTCAAGCCAGGCATAACGCTGGTCACGCCAGTGTTCCTCTGGACTTACGCCTGCTGGGCACTCTTGATCCATATGGCCCACCATCAGTTCAATACTCTGACTGTTACAATACTCTACCAAGAACTTATATGCGGTGGCACTGGTCTGTGTTCCATGGTGGAAGAATGCGGCACGGACTTCATGATTATGTCTCACGAAATCCAGTAATGCCATGCTGTCCACACCCCCACTGCAAGCCACAGTGAGGGCACGGGGCAATCGTCCCAACAATCTAATCACATTACTGCTCCATTGCCGTTTCGAAAACCCACAGTGCCGCCTTCTGCCTGGATACGCTTGAACACATCTTCAAGCAGAATAGGAGCAAAGTCTGTCTGTTCTACACACACGCAATGATAGCGGGGGTCAATTTCTTCACTGTACAGTATATCGCCAGTCCGGGCGTCAACACCCCGTGGCCGCCGGACCCTATGGGCGTGAAGGTGACCGTGAACGTTAGCACCAAATCTCGCAAGACTGTCTGTGTGCACTGGAACATGGCTCAGAATAAGTCCGTTCATGACATGGTAGCCGCGAACATCCCTGAAGTATTGAGTGTAATCCTCTAACCTAAAGATATCATGGTTACCCTTGATCAAAACTTTGTCACCATTGAGCCTACCTAAAACACTCAAGTACTTTCGGCTGATGACCACATCGCCCAAGTGATACACTTTATCGTTGGGTCGGACACGTTCGTTCCAGGCTTTGACCATATACTCGTCCATTTCTTCTGCACTGGCAAACGGCCTAAGAGGACTACCATCCGCCCGTTTGAATACAGTGCAGGTTTTTTCGTGACCGAAATGGGTGTCACTTACTAACCAAACTGCGGGCATGGTGCCCTCCTTTCATTTATGTTCTATCACACGCCAACCCAAACTCAGTAAGTCAGCACGAATTTCATCTGTGACTACACTTTCACCCACGAAATACCGGCTTATTTCTAACCGGGCCAACTGTTCGGGTGTCAACTTAGCCAGTTCTTCATCATCTTCGGGACCGTCGTGTAGCATGCCACTGCAATACCAGTCCATGTAATCACCACGCTCCAGCATGTCTGCGATCACACCGCCGGCATGACGCCAACTGCAACTCCAGACTGGTAGATCGTCACTCAATGCTTTCACTATGTCCTCAGCAGTATCTTCTGGCATCTTTTGAAAGTCATTGTTGCACATGGCCGCATACAGGTTCTGAGCATAGGCTTCGCTGGCCTCGGCCTTGGCTATGATCCAGTCAGTGGTGCGTAGGTCATATTCTAGATTGTTTTTGGCCCACTCTGGGTCTGCCAATTGTTCTTCCTCTTGTTGAGCGAACGTACCATAAAGGTCATAAGTACCCAGGTCACCACGCTCTAGGGCTTTGCTTCTACGCCTGACCCATCTGGCGTCACTAATACGAATTTTACTCACCAGGCCCTCCAGATTTCTTTGAAACCCTCCAGTTCAGTGGGTTCCTCATACTGAGCAATCATTTGTTCAACAACTCCATCTGGAATAGTTTTTCCTGGACGGTTACTCAAGCGGCGTTGCAGTTCCTCATAGTCAGGCGTGGAAAACACCACGGCGATAGCATAATAGTCAGGCAACATGTAAAACTTGCGGGCACGACTGGCCACAGTGGTGCTGGTCTGATCCCAAATGATATCTCGCCCAGCCCGTTTAGCCGCATCTACCTGCCGCACCATCAGCCTGATGGCCTCTGGCATATACTGATCAAACACTTCACTATAGGTTCGACCCACACTCCGAGCATGAGCTTCTACCAGATCGTCAGTACTCACATACTCACAATCACTGGCCCAGCTTTGGCCACGTGCCCAGGTGCTCTTACCGCTACCAGGCACACCAACAAGAACATAGAGTTTTGGCATAATGGGTGATTATAACATGAAATAAGTATGTTGTCAAATGGCCGGCCCTGAGGGAATCAAACCCCCACCGCCTGGTTCGAAGCCAGGAATTCTATTCATTGAACTAAGGACCGAAATAGTGGCCTGCCCTGGAGGATTCAAACCTCCAACCTCCACCTTCGTAGGGTGATGCTCTATTCAGTTGAGCCAAGGGCAGATGGTGCTTCCAGCAAGAATCGAACTTGCAATACATCCTTACCAAGGATGCGTTATGCCACTTAACTATGGAAGCATTATTTGCTTATGACCATACAACTTTGAAAGCATGTGGGAATGTGCCTGGGAGCATCAAGCAATAGAAAATTGTATTGTGACAGTTGTTTTGCCAGGTACTTGTTATTGAAAAATAACAACAAGTGATTACTGTTTCTTAAACTGGTTTCAATACGGTTATCAACTAGATAACAAAAACTTTCAGTATGTATTTTGTCACAACTACCGTAATCTGCTATACGTTTGCGAGTAAAAAACTCAAGGGTAGGTGTGTGTTCTACATTCAAATAAGTTATCAGTAATTTTCCACCATCATGCAACAAAGAATATAACCATTCGATGGTCTGGAAAAAATCATCCTTTGATGTATGTGTCAATACACTGTAACTAATAACAGTATGGAATTTTTTTCCAAAATCGTATCTATAGTCTTGATGACCACCGGAATTATAAACAAAATTATGAGCATTGTAATGCACAAAATTTGCTTGAGAAAATAAATTTCTGCCGTGATCAATTGCTTCACTGTCAACATCTATTCCAGTATATCTGCAATAATCCAACTTGCAATTGTTGCTGTTCAAAAAAGTACCGTAATTGCAACCATAATCTAATAATTCACCCTGATCTATACCAGCATGAAAATGCTTGAAGTATTCATAAGTTTGTTTTTTGTAATTTACGATGGGCATTATTATACTTAGTAAAAAATGGCTGAGGGTCTAGGATTCGAACCTAGGAATACCGGAATCAAAATCCGGGGCCTTAGACCAACTTGGCGAACCCCCAACTGAAATCTGGCGGAAGCGGTGAGATTCGAACTCACGGAACTATTTCTAGTTCGACGGTTTTCAAGACCGTTGCAATCAGCCGGGCTCTGCCACGCTTCCCAAAATCTCTTGGTGGTAACGACTGGAATCGAACCAGTCCCATTCCTCCTTATGAGGGAGGCGCACAGACCATCTATGCTACGTTACCATTCTCTGGTGCCTCGTCGTGGGAACGATCCACGGACCCTCGCCTTATCAAGACGATGCTCTACCACTGAGCTAACGAGGCAATGGTTGCGGGGGCAGGATTCGCACCTGCGATCTCCGGCTTATGAGACCGGCGAGGACGACTGGACTCCTCTACCCCGCGATTGTAAGGTGCCTGGCTACCACACCACATGGCCCCAGACTGAGTAGTTACCCTGTCCGTCTGCTTTCCATATGGACAGATCAGCACTGCCCCACGGTATTTCTAATTCACCTATACAGCAGGCCTTAGGGCAGTTCCGTGCGCGCCCGGTGGATTTGGTAACCACCTACCCACTTTTGTAACAGACAAAGTGTAAACTGGGCGTAAATGGTCGGAGTACAAGGATTCGAACCTTGGACCCCCTGCTCCCAAAGCAGGTGCGCTACCAGACTGCGCTACACTCCGAATTAACTTGGAATCATGTGTGGAACATAAGGAACGTTCCTGGGTCCGCCATACAGTTGCTCAAAAAGTTTTTTGGCCTCTTGAACATCTTTAGCGTAAATTTGCTTTTTTTCTTCGCCTTTGGGCGTTCGTACTGTTGTTTCGTAT